CCCATCGCCCCCAATCCCCCGATCGCCACGTCATCAACCGATGGGCAATTTGGGCAGTCAGTTTGAAAGTTGAAAACCGACTTGATTTCCAACTGCCCAAACTGCCCATAAATAAATCTGTGGATAACTTTATAGCTGGCCGGCTCGTTGGTGTTTGGCGCGCGCGCTCGCCGGCTAGCGAATGGACCGCATCGACGATTGCCCTAACTGCCCATTGAAAAGGCCACGCAGAATATCGCAGCCGTTTTTGTTTCGGGCTGGTCGGCTGGCTGGAGGGGGGGTAGGCAGGGCCGACGGGCGCGTGACTGTGACTGGCACGGATCGCAAACAATTTTTTGTAATACGCGTCAGCGCAACAAAATTTTTTGATTTTTATTTTTTCTGATATTTGCTATCATCGCCACATGACCTTCTACTCACTGCCGTTCACGCCAGAGCGCGTCGAAGCCACCGAGGCGCGTCTGGAAGCAATTTATGAAGCTGCCAAATACGGCCTCAAGGGAGACAGCCTCGCGCTGCGCGCTGGCCTGACCCCGGCGCAGTATCGCAGGCTGGCCGAGTTCGACCCGCTGGTGGAGATGGCCGAGATGAAAGGCCGCGCTGACGGCGAGTGGTTCGCTGCGCGGACACTGCACAAGGCGGCCGAGATGGGCGACGCCACGGCGGCGCTGAACATCCTCAAGCATCAGCATGGGTGGGTCAGTAAACAAGCTGTGGAAGTTTCGGTTGACGGCCAAATCAGCGTAATTGCTGCTTTGGAAAAAGCACAACAACGTGTTATAGATGCTATCTATACGGAAGTGGAGGCCGCGCCAACAGCCCCCACCCTCCTAACCGACCAACAAAAAGGAGTTGTTGATGGCTACCAACTTGATAACGCAAGAGCGTCTGAAAAGTCTACTGACATATGATCCGGATACCGGCGAATTTCGCTGGAAGGTGCAGCGATCTAACCGAGCGCCAATTGGTAGCATCGCCGGGTGCAGCGATAAATACGGTTACATAGTGGTGCGCGTAGACGGAACCCTCTACAAAGCGCACCGACTGGCGTGGCTATACCACTACGGGGTATTGCCCCATAAGCACATTGACCACATCAATCAGACGCCGGGCGACAACCGCATAAGTAACTTGCGTTTGGCAAACCAGCACGAAAACAATCAAAATCGACGCACGCAGAAAAACTCTAGTTCTGGCGTAACCGGCGTATCTTGGAACAAGGCGCACGGTCGCTGGCAAGCGCGCATATACACGGACGGAAAATGTGTTAGTCTGGGTATGCACGCGACAAAAGAAGCAGCTATAACGGCACGCGCCGACGCCGAACGTAAGCTATATCCTTTTAGGACCACCTATGCAGACACCTAGATATTCCGCTGCCGATGAAACCGAGTTAATGACCCGGCTGTGGACGCCGCAGATAAAAGACGACCCTCTAGCTTTTGTTCTTCTCGCGTTTCCTTGGGGTGAGCCGGGCACGCCTTTGGCAAACCATGTCGGCCCTCGCAAATGGCAGCGAGAGATACTTACCGACATTCGGGATTACATCGCGCACAACAAAGGGAAGATCGACTTTAATACCTTTCGAGAGGCAGTGGCGTCCGGCCGTGGGATCGGTAAATCCGCGCTGGTTAGCTGGTTGGTGATATGGATGTTAACCACACGCATTGGCGGGTCTGTGATTGTGTCGGCTAACTCTGAAGCGCAGCTACGGTCTGTAACTTGGGCCGAAATCACGAAATGGTTGGCCATGTCTCTCAACAGCCATTGGTTTGAGATAGCAGCTACGCGTATCATGCCGGCTAAATGGCTCACAGAAATAGTCGAAAAAGAACTTCGCAAAGGTACAAGATACTGGTCTTGTGAAGGCCGGCTATGGTCGGAAGAAAACCCTGACGCGTACGCAGGGTTGCACAATGAAGATGGGGTTATGCTGGTGTTCGACGAGGCCTCGGGCATACCCGACAGCATCTGGTCGGTCGCGGATGGTTTCTTTACGGAGAACACGCCGAACCGCTTTCACGTCGCTTTTTCCAACCCCCGCCGCAACACCGGGTATTTCTACGAGACGTTCCACTCCAAGCGGGCGTTTTGGCGCACGCGCAACATCGACGCGCGCGAGGTCGAGGGTACAGACAAGAACCTGTACCAGCGCATCATCGACGAATATGGCTCCGACAGCTACCAAGCCAATGTCGAGGTCTACGGTCAGTTCCCGTCGGAAGGCGACGATCAGTTCATCGCGGTCAATGTCGTCGACGACGCGATGAGCCGGCCCAAGCACAAGGACGAGACCGCACCCATCGCCATCGGTGTCGACCCAGCGCGCTTCGGGTCGGACGCCACCGTCATCGCCGTGCGGCAGGGCCGCGACATCGTCGAGATACGCCGCCTGCGCGGAGCAGACACGATGGAAGTGGTCGGGCACGTCATTGACGCCATCGAGCAGTACAAGCCAGCGCTGACCGTCATCGACGAGGGTGGGCTAGGCGCAGGCATCGTCGACAGGCTCAAGGAGCAGCGGTACAAGATACGCGGCGTCAACTTCGGCAGTAAGTCGAAGAACCAACTGATGTGGGGCAACAAGCGCGCCGAGATGTGGGGTGCCATGCGCGACTGGCTCAAGACGGCCAGCATACCGCAGGACAGGTTCCTGAAAACCGACCTGATCGGACCGAAGGTCAAGCCCGACAGCAAGGGCACGCTGTTTCTAGAGAGCAAGAAGGATATGAAGGCCCGTGGCCTCGCCTCACCAGACGCCGCTGACGCCATCGCGGTGACGTTTGCGTTTCCGATGGCAGCACGCGAAGCACGCGTTGACAAAGGCCGTCCTAGAAGCTATGTACCGTCACATCACGGTTCTGGATGGATGGCTAGCTAATGCTACAAGATAAAAGTTTAAGCGGAGAATTTATGCAGAAACGCGTAGATTTTACGTCTTCACCTACAGGTTGCTGGCTGTGGGTGGGTATGACCACGCATGACGGGTACCCTTATTGGTGCACCACTAATAACAAATCCGTGTACGCTCACCGTTTTATATATGAGCAAGAAATAGGCCCTATTCCGGAAGGGCTTACCCTTGACCACACTTGCCGCGTACGTAATTGCGTAAATCCGGCGCACATGGACCCTTGTACTTTGCGGGACAATATTTCTCGCGGCAATTATGGATGGCGCGCACATCAAACACATTGCAAACACGGCCATGAATTTACACCTGAAAACACGTACCACACTAAAAATTCGGGCCGAAATAAAACTGGTGGACGGTCTTGCCGTAAATGTGGTATTTTGGCACAGAAAAAATATATTGCTAAAAAAAGGCTCCAAAATGCCTGCGGATAAACCCAGTAGGAAATCGGTCTCACTGTCTGTCGGACGCGGCGAAAAACTGCCTGCGTCCAAGGGCGCGGGGCTGACTGCGAAGGGTCGGGCCAAGTATAACGCTGCCACAGGCAGTAAATTAAAGCCGCCAGCGCCATCGCCGAAGACAAAGGCGGACGAGGGGCGGAAGAAGTCGTTTTGTGCCCGTATGGGTGCCGTAGCAGCCAAAGCCAAGGACGGGGAGCGTGCCCGTGCCAGCCTCAAAAGGTGGAAATGCCCATGAAACCCGGACTATACGCCAATATTCATGCCAAAAAGGCACGAATTGCTGCCGGATCGGGTGAAAAAATGCGCAAACCGGGCGCAAAAGGCGCACCGACCGCCAAAGCGTTCAAAGACAGCGCCAAAACAGCTAAGAAAGGTAAGTAAATGCCCTCTGGTAAGAAAGATATTTACGGTAATAAGAGCAAAGCGCTCTACAAAGCCGGAACGATCACCGCTGAACGCGCTGCTAAACGCGCTGCGATTGCCAATGCGGACCCCGCCCGCGCGCGCCGAGCGATGGAAACCCTGAAGCGGGAAGGCGTCAGCCGCCGACCAGAGGTTATCAGCACGACCGTGCGGATGAAACCCACTCCGAAGGGTAAGATGAAGTAACATGGCCAAGAAAAACGACATGGACCACATGCGGTCTATTTTATTGCACCCGCGTAGCGTTAGCCCCACACCTATGCCTAAACCGCTTGTTCGGGCTGTAAAGCCGGGCGCCCCACCACCAAAACCAAAACCGCTTCCGAACATCATAAAGCCGGGGCAATCACCGGCAAAACCAACACCGTTTGGTAAAAGGAAATAACATGCCTTTGGTGAAATCGACGTCAAAATCGGCGTTCCGAAAGAACATCAAGGCGGAAATAGCGGCTGGAAAGCCGCAAAAACAGGCCGTGGCTATCGCGTATAGCGTGAAACGCGACGCTGCCAAAAAAGGCACAAAGAAGTAACATGGCAGACCCCACAGGCATCAACGCAGCAGGCTCCGTAGCGAATATAGGCTCGAACGCGCCTAAAACCGGCCGCGACGACGCCGACAAGATGGCTACCATGCGTAAGCGCCTGCAAATGGCGCAGGCGGCCTATTCGGACAGCCGTGAGGACGAACTGGACGACCTGCGGTTCATGGCAGGCAGCCCTGACAACCAGTGGCAGTGGCCTGCCGACGTGCTGGCGACCCGTGGCTCGGTGCAGGGTCAGACGATCAACGCCCGGCCGTGTCTGACCATCAACAAGCTGCCGCAGCACGTCCGTCAGGTCACGAACGAGCAGCGCCAAAACCGGCCCAGCGGCAAGGTCATCCCAGCGGACGACAATGCTGACGTTGAGGTGGCAGAGATTTTCAACGGTGTGGTGCGCCACATTGAGTATATGTCGGACGCCGACGTCGCCTACGACACAGCCTGCGACAACCAAGTCACCTACGGCGAAGGCTATATTCGCCTGCTGACCGAGTATTGCAACGACGAGACGTTCGATCAGGACATCAAGATCGGCCGCGTGCGCAACGCC